GCCAAAAGTAACAGGCAAAGGACAACAATACTTTGTTAATAAGTTTTTAGGAGAAAAACAAACATCTTAATAGGAGGAACGAACAATGCAAGCTCAAAACAAAAAAGTCATCTATTACTACTATGACGAAGAAGGTAATAGACGACCCGTTAATATTCAATACAACGATGGCTACGACTTAATGATAGACCCGCGTTTTATTGAAATGACGCTTGAAAGACATCCGCATTTAAAAAATAACTTTTATGGATTAATAGATGGAAAAGAATTTAAGTTAGATTAAATTTTTGGAAATGCAAAGGAGGCATAACAAATGTTACAAAAATTTAGAATCGCGAAAGAAAAAAATAAATTAAAACTCAAATTACTAAAGCATGCTAGTTACTGTTTAGAAAGAAGTAACAACCCTGAATTGTTGCGAGCAGTTGCAGAGTTGTTAAAGAAGGTTAACTAAATTAGGCCTTATTATTACTTTTTAGAATGTGAACAATAGGTCGATAAAAAACTTAATAAACAAACTATAGCAACTATCAATGAATTTTGAATATGTAAATCGTTCTCGTTTATATAGTTTGTTACAAAGATTTGAATGTCAGCACCTGCTGCAATGCCATTAGACCATCTTATTAACTTTTTGAAAGGATGTGGAAAATCATTTTCGATACGTTTGACAAATTCATCGTGTCTCTTGTAGGTACTTTGCTCATTTATTGGATAGGTCGAATTGATGGCTTCAGCCAAAGTAGAGATAGCAGTTGGATTGATATAAAAATCTCTAATGGTCTGTTGTGCTTGAAGTACAATCTCATCATCAAACCTATAGAGTTCCTTAAAAGATTTTATCGTTTCTTCAGAAAATAAATTTCTTTGAAATGTTAGAGATGAAAAAGAATTACGCAAATTAAAATTCATTTCAATTAAGTTGTTTAGATGAAAGTCTACTTTGAAGTCAGAAAATAAATTTATGTTGTTTCTATTAATTATATCTAATTGGTACTTAGGTTTTAAAGATTGTTTAATTGCCATACTTTTAGAAATTTCAACATTACTAATTACGTTATTAATAGAAAAACGAACATTTTTTAAAGGATCAATATACACCAATATCACCTCCTTTCACTAGGAGATAACAACATTATACACGAAAGGAAAGATAGAAATGCCACATATTTTAAACGTAACAGTTCCAATACCTGAAACACATGTACTTATCACAAAAGATGAATATGATGAGCTAATTGGTTATTCATTAGACCCTGTATGGAACATGAGTGACTTAAAGAAGAAATTAAAAATTGCATCTGATGAGACTATCAAGGACAGATTACTATTTCATCCTAGATTTGAAAAAGAACTAAGAGCGCAAGGAATTGTGCATTACCCTGATGAGAATTTTAATCGCTGGAGATTTAACGCAAGAAAGATGAATAAATTCGTCGATGAGCATTTCAATGAAATATATAAGGAGAGAATAAAATGAGCAACATTTATAAAAGCTACCTATTAGCAGTATTATGCTTCACAGTCTTAGCGATTGTTCTTATGCCATTGCTGTACTTCACTACAGCATGGTCAATTGCAGGATTCGCAAGTATCGCAACATTCATATTCTATAAGGAATACTTTTATGAAGAATGAAAAAACTGCTACTTGCGCCAACAAGTAACAGTAAGTGTTCATCAAAATATACAACTTAATTAAATCAAAATATATGGAGGTAGTCAACTATGACTGAAAATATTAAAACTGAACAACATTATTACACTAAAGATTTTTCAGGATACAGAAATGAAGAAGATAACTTTGTAGCAAATCAAGAATTGACAGTAACAATCACATTGAACGAGTACAGAAAACTTATTGAAATAAAGGCTGTTAAAGATAAAGAAGAAGATACTTACAGAGGTAAGTATTTTGCGGAAGAAAGAAAAAACGAAAAATTGGAAAAAGAAAATATAAAACTAAAAAACAAAATTTATGAATTACAAAACGAAGAAGATAACGAGGAGGACGAAGAAGACAAGGAGGACGAGAACGATGTATTACAAAATTGGTGAGATAAAAAACAAAATTATAAGCTTTAACGGGTTTGAATTTAAAGTGTCTGTGATGAAGAGACATGACGGTATCAGTATACAAATCAAGGATATGAATAATGTTCCACTTAAATCGTTTCATGTCATAGATTTAAGCGAACTATATATTGCGACGGATGCAATGCGTGACGTTATAAACGAATGGATTGAAAATAACACAGATGAACAGGACAAACTAATTAACTTAGTCATGAGATGGTAGGTATAAGCATGAGAGATACAGAAAGAAATATATTGAATATTTTTAAGACGTTATTCGACGAATATACTTTGTCAAACCAACGAGCATTATTGGAAATTGAACGTAATCATCACGGATACTTATCGATTAATTTCTTACACTATCACGACAGTTACAAAACAAACAATAAGCTTGTGCAGATACATGAAATCAATCCAGATAGCCATGAACGAATAAAAAATTTAATTATCGAGGTGCTAAGAGGTCATCGGAAGATTAAAAAAGGAGCATGAGGAAAGATATGAAAATAAATAAGTTAACTATATCGAACTTTGCTGGAATCAAAGAAGAAAAATTTAACTTTGACGGTAAAGATGCAAAAATATACGGCAATAATGCGACTGGCAAGACTACAACAGCAACCGCATTACAATGGCTGCTTTTCGATAAGGGTTTAGACGGTTCAACCAAATCATTTAACCCTGTACCTTTAAACGAAAAAAACGAAGAAAATTATGAGTTAATTCCGACTGTTTTCGCAGAATTTGAAATCGACGGAAAAATTACGACTTTTAAAAAAGAGTCACATCCTAAATACACAATAAATCAAAAAACGAATCGCAAGGAATACTCACGAAGTCGAACGAAGAAACAATATATCAATGATGAATCAATAAAAGTAAAGGATTATAAAGCTCGTATTGATGAACTGATTGATGAAGATGTATTCAAGTTAATTACGAACCCTCAAGCATTTAACTTACTAGATTGGAAGAAACGAAGAAGTTTGATGTTTGAAATCGCTAAACCAATCAATGATGAGGATGTCATTAAAACAAATGATGATTTTAAAGAACTAAATAATATTCTTGGAGATCACGAAATTGAAACAAAGAAAAAGATTCTTACAGACAAGATAAAACAGATTAACAAAGATATCAAAGATATTCCGATACGTATTAACCAAACGCAACAAAATAAGCAGGATGTACCGGAATTCGATAATGATAGACACACAATCATAAAACAAGAAATTGAGCAACTTGAAAATGAGCGTATAGATATTCAAAACGGTGCAGAAGAAATTAATTTGCGTAACCAATTAGCTGATAAACAATCAGAATTGAAGCGCATAGAAGCTAATAATAGCGCCAGTAATGAGAACAAAATACATGCTTTAACAAATGAGCTACACGTTGAAAATGGAACGGTTGCGAATCTTAAAACAAGATTAAAGCAAAACAAACAACAAATTACACATGAAGAAAATCGACGTAATCAATTATTAGAAAATCATAAAGGATTAAAAAGTGATTTAGAAAAAGCTAAAAATCAAAAATTTGAATATCTTGATGACAATGTATGTAGTTGTTGTGGTCAACAGTTACCAGCTGAACAAGTGAGTGAGGTAAGAGAAAAAGCATTGCAGAAATTCAATGCAAACAAATCGAAAGAATTAGAAACAATACAAACATCTATCAATCACATTATTTCAGAGGGCAAGAAAATAAAGCCAATTATCGAGAAATTAGAGGATGACAACAATAATTTACAAATTAAAATCAACGAAGCAGAAGAGCGTTCAGCAAGAATACAAAACAAAATTAATAAGTTGAAAACAACTCACGTTGACGTTACGCAAACTGACGAATACAAAGCAGTAATGTTAGAGATAAATGAGATTAATCAAAAACGCTCTAACATCAGGAAAACTATTCAAGATAAAGTTTCAGGAATAGATGACAAAATAAGCGAACTTACTCAAGAAAAATCAGAAATTGAAGTGTCAATATCAATCGAAAAATCAAATAAACATCTAGATGATGTTATTTCTGAATTAAGAAATGAAGAAGACAGATTATTGGATGAAAAAGAAAAGTATTCACATGACCTTTATATCTTAAAAGAATTTACAACAACAAAAGTCAAAATGCTTACTGAAAACATCAATAACGAATTTGATATTGCTGAATTTAAGCTATTCAATACCTTAGTTAACGGCGAATTAGAAGAAACATGTTCAACAACGGTTAATGGTGTCGAGTATGACAGCGGTTTAAATAACGCCTCAAGAATTAATGTTGGCTTAGATATCATCAACACACTATCAAAACATTTTAAAGTTACAGCGCCAATATTTATTGATAATGCTGAATCAGTAACAGAGCTTATCAAAACAGAATCACAACAAATTCAATTGATAGTAAATGAACAAGATAAAAAATTAAGAATGGAGACTATATAAAATGACGAATGAATTACTATTAAAAAACAATAAAATGGGCGACAACGTTCTATCTAGAGTTAAGACATTAGAAGCACAAGGAGATTTACAGTTTCCTGCAAACTATTCGCCTGAGAATGCAATGAAGTCAGCAATGTTACAACTGCAAGAATTAAAAGGATCTAAAAAAGATGGTTATAAACCAGCGCTGGAATTTGCAACTTCAACCAGCATAGCAAACGCCTTAATGGACATGGTTGTACAAGGTTTAAATCCTGCTAAGAATCAAGGCTATTTCATTATGTATGGCGATAAGGTTCAATTCCAAAGAAGTTACCACGGAACAATGGCAGTAACTAAACGTGTAGCAGGCGCAGAAGAAATTAATGCAGAAGTCATATTTGAAGGTGACGAAGTTAAGTATAAAACTAAAAACGGAAAAATTGTTGAACTTGAACATACACAGTCTTTTGGTAACAGAAACACACAAAACATTATCGGTGCATATGCAACAGTTGTATTTAAAGATGAAAGTAGAAATTACACTGAAATCATGACATTTGAAGAGATTGAAGAAGCGTGGAAGCAATCACAAATGGTTTATAACGGTGTATTTAAAGAAGACGGTACACACAGAAGATTCCCTCAAGAAATGGCTAAAAAGACTGTAATAAACCGTGCATGTAAAAAGATTTTAAACAGCACGGATGACGCTAGTCTTTTATCAAATCAAATTAAAGAATCTGAACAACGTCAACGCAAAGAAGTATTGGATGCAGAAGTTGAAGAAAATGCAAATCAAGAACAATTGGATTTTGAACCACCAGTTTTTGAAGAAGCACAATACACAGAATTAGAAAATGATAAGCCTATTGATGTATCTGACTTTGAAGAAATAAAAGAACCTGCAACAGAAAAAGAAAGCGAAGAAGAGCCATTTTAATTGAAACAATAGCAACTGGTTCAAGTGGTAACTGCTACGTCTTAAATGATGGACGTACTACGTTACTGCTTGAGGCAGGAATAAAATTTGAACGTGTTCAAAAGCATTTCAAATATAAAACAAGACATATAGCAGGGTGTCTTATCACACACGAACATGGTGATCATGCAAAGTACACAAAGCAGTTTGTCGACAATGGTGTAATCAGCTATATGACTGCTGGAACACAACGAGCTATGGATTTTGAAAGTCATCGCTTATGCACGATTAAGGCAAAGCAAGAGCTACGAATTGGTACGTGGTCAATTTTACCATTTGACATTGAACATGATGCTAACGAGCCTGTGGCTTTCTTATTACAAAGCACATTAGGTTATAAGGTCCTGTATGTTACTGATACGAAGTATCTGAAATACAAATTTAACGGCATTACGCACATGATGTTAGAAGTTAATTATATCTATGAACAAATGCAAGAAAACATAAAAAACGGCAGTGTACACAGCGCATTAGCAAACAGAATTATGGAGTCTCATTTTAGCTTAGAACATGCTATCGGAATGTTGAAAGCAAATGATTTAACTAGACTCGAAGAAATACATTTAATTCATTTAAGTAGTCAAAATTCAAATGCAAAATACATTAAAAGTGAAATACAAAAAGTGACGGGCGCGCCCGTTTATGTTGGAGGTTTATAAATGCTAAACAGAACAATATTAGTTGGTCGTTTAACTAGAGACCCAGAATTAAGAACCACTCAAAGTGGTGTAAATGTAGCATCATTCACATTAGCAGTTAACCGCACATTTACGAATGCACAAGGAGAGCGCGAGGCAGACTTTATTAATATCATCGTATTTAAAAAACAAGCAGAGAACGTTAATAAATACCTATCTAAAGGATCGTTGGCGGGCGTAGATGGTAGGTTACAAACGCGGAACTATGAAAATAAGGAAGGTCAACGTGTATACGTTACGGAAGTTATTGCTGATAGTATTCAATTTTTAGAACCGAAAAACTCAAATGACACTCAACAAGATTTATATCAACAACAAGTACAACAAACACGTGGACAATCGCAATATTCAAATAACAAACCAGTAAAAGATAATCCGTTTGCGAATGCAAATGGTCCGATTGAAATAGATGACAATGATTTACCATTCTAATTTAACCGGTTTGAAAGTGAGGTGTGTATATGACTGGTTGGATAAGTATTGATCGCTCAATTCAAAATCATTGGCTATTTAAAGAAAAGAGAACATTTTCAAAGTTTGAAGCATGGATATATTTACTCATGGAAGCGAATCATTCAAAGGCAAAAGTGCCTATTGGAAACCAAATTGTAACCGTAGAAAGAGGACAAAGATTAACATCGATTTTGACCTTGTCTGACCTTTTTAACTGGTCACGATTTAAAGTGAAAACCTTCCTTGACTTACTCGAGAGTGATGGAATGTTAGAAGTCAAAACAACATCAAAATATACCCTTATAACCATTGTCAATTATGACTTTTATCAAAGTGAGCAGGGCAGGAACCAACATCAAAACGACATCAAACCAACATCAAAACAACATCAAACCAACACAAACAATAATGATAATAAAGATAATAATGAAAAGAATGTGAATAATGAGAAGAAGAAGACAACCGCCTTCGACTTCTTCCAAGATAACGGATTCGGTTTCATAACTTCTTACAATTTAGACGATTTAAATTATTATCTTGATTCATTTGAAAATGATTCAGATGAAATAGTTACCGCATCACTTAAAATCGCTAAAGACAGAAACAAAGTTACTTGGGGATATGCTAAAAGCATTTTGAATACATGGCTTAATGCAAACTTGAAATCTATTGAACAAGTACGTGCATTTGAAAAGCAACAACTTGAAAGCAAAAAACAAAATTATAAACCTTTCGTTAAACAATCAAAAGAAAAAACACCCAAATGGCTCACAGACAGCACGAGAGAAACGAAAACGCCGGAAGTAGATGAAAACCTTGAGAAAGACAGAGAAGCTTTTATTAAGCGTCTAAATAGCAAATGGGAGTGATTGAAAATGGATGCATTTGATAAATACTATCTATTTGATCATGACGGCAACAAAATGTTTTCAGTTACACCACATTTTAAAGATGGTCGGCATTTAGTTGTTGGAATAAAAGAAACAAAATTTAATGGTCGTCGTTGGTATTTAGACGATTATGAATTAAATACACTTATTGATAATGAACAAATGGAGTTAGGACACCAAACAAGCTTATTTGAATATATATGAGGGATTACATGGAGATAGAAATTAAATTTAATGAAGTGTTTAATGCGCCGATGGGGTCGCCTCGTCCACGCTTTCGTAATACAGGTAGATTTGTTCAAACTTACATGCCAACGTCTTACACAAAGCATAAAGCGTATATACAAGGGCAAATGCCTAAGTTAAATCTAGAGCGCGCACTAAAAATCGAATTAGACTTTTACTTTCCATTGCTTAAATCATGGTCGAAGAAAAAGAAAAGCGAAATGGTTGGGCAGTATAAAGTGACTAAGCCGGATATCGACAACTTAATTAAAACGGTATTAGATGCTTGTAATGGCCATGTATGGAAAGACGATAACCAAATTACAGAAATAACTAGCTCAAAGCGTTATGGAATTGAGCCCAAAATAATCATACGAATAGAAGAAATATAAGAGGTGGATAAAATGGCGAGAAAAGCAAGGATTGTAACAATAAATGATAAACCTTATAGGTTCAGTAAATTTGAAATGGAATTAATAGAAAGTCACGGTATAACCGCTGGAATGGTTTCTAAGAGAGTAAAAGACGGTTGGGAACTACATGAAGCAATGGACGCACCAGAAGGTACGCGTTTAAGCGAGTACAGAGAAAAGAAAACAATAGAAAGACTGGAACAAGCTAGACTCGAACGCAAATTGGAAAGAAAGCGAAAGAGAGAGGCTGAGCTAAGAAGAAAGAAGCCACACATTGTTTAATGTACCTCAGAAACATTCACGTGATCCGTACTGGTTTGATAATACTTATAACCAAATGTTCAAGAAATGGAGTGAAGCATAATGAGTGTAATCAGTAACAGAAAAGTAGATATGAATGAAATACAAGACAATGTTAAGCAACCAGCGCACTACACATACGGCGACATTGAAATTATAGATTTTATCGAACAGGTTACGGCGCAGTATCCACCACAATTAGCATTTGCAATAGGTAATGCAATCAAATATCTATCTAGAGCACCGTTGAAAAACGGACACGAGGATTTAGCAAAGGCGAAGTTTTATGTCCAAAGAGCTTTTGACTTGTGGGAGCAATGACTATGACATATAACGCGCGCAAAGAATACTTAAACCAATTTTTCGGCTCTAAGAGATACCTGTATCAGGATAACGAGCGAGTGGCGCATATCCATGTAGTAAACGGCACTTATTACTTTCATGGGCATATCGTACCAGGTTGGCAAGGCGTGAAAAAGACATTTGATACAGCGGAAGAGCTCGAAATATATATAAAGCAACATGGTTTGGAATACGAGGAACAGAAGCAACTAACTTTATTTTAGAGGAGATGAAAATGATGAGAATTAAAACTGCAAGCATAGAGGTCGAAAAAGTGGAGGTAGTAGTATGATGCCGAAATATCGAGTGTGGGACAAATATACAGGAAGAATACACGATGTTGTAGGATTCGACTTCATTGAGACTGAAGTTCACTATGAAAACTACGCGGAAGCAGAAGCTTTAATACATGCAAGAGATTTTAAAGATGTAGAACTTATGCAAAGTACAGGACTTAAAGACAAAAACAACAACGAAATATATGCGGGAGATATAGTTGAGTTTGAAGATGAAATATTAGAGATGCCAGACGATGAATCTGTAATAGGAACAATTAATAGAGCAGTAATATCTATTGATGTTGTAAATGGTATTCAATTAAAAGATTTTATGTTTGAGGGCGCAGTCTCCGAAAATGATTACTTTGAGTATATAGACATAAAATCCTTCCTTAGATATGACTGTGAGGTTAAAGGCAACATATTTGAATCATCACATTTATTGGAGGTAACAGAATGAACTATGAAACAGGGTTCCAACTAGGTGTAATGGACGCTAGGTTGAAGAAGATGAGAAAACAACGTGATGAGTACAAGAAGCAACGATATGAGCTTATTGGGGTTATAGCGAAGTTACGAGATTGTAACAAAGAACTGGAGAAGAAAGCAAGCGCATGGGATAGGTATTGCAAGAGCGTTGAAAAAGATTTAATAAACAAATTCGGTAACGATGATGAAAGAGTTAAATTCGGAATGGAATTAAACAATAAAATTTTTATGGAGGATGACACAAATGAATAATCGCGAAAAAATCGAACAGTCCGTTATTAGTGCTAGTGCGTATAACGGTAATGACACAGAAGGATTACTAAAAGAGGTTGAAGACGTGTATAAGAAAGCGCAAGCGTTTGATGAGATAGATAATCTGATTTATGAAGTGTTCGAAATGATGAATTGCTTTAAATTCAGTTTTATCAATGAAAATAAAGAGCTTATCCTCGATAGCGAATCAAATATTTTCTTTTCACTAAAAGATTGCGCTAACAAATTAGATTTAGTTGTTAAATTTATTCATTGGGTTAGCAGATCTTGTATTGAAAATATGTCTCCTGAAAGAACACAGGTTTTTTTACAAACAGGTTTCGAACTTTATATTGGCAAACATTTAACAAAAAAGGATTACGAATACATGTATACATGCTTTGGTAACGGATTAAATAGTGATGGCGCATATAGTTATGCCAGAAGATTATTAAATATTCCGGAGGGGATACAATGACACGACCTACTAGAGAGGAATTGTTAAGTTACTTTAAAAAATATGGAGTAGAGAGAGTAAACTCTATTACTGGCGAAGAAAGTGCAATACATTATTTTAGAACAAAGGCGTTTTACTATAGAGAAGAAAACAAAAAACTTTCTGAAAATATCGATAAACTAGAAAAACGCAACAAAGAGTTGGAGAACATGTGGCGCACGCTTAAAAATGAATTGTTTGGAAGATACGAATTTTACCGTTTTAGACTTAGCGAACTACAGATTGAGAGCAGAGCGAACAAGGAAGTAGCTATATATAGAAGAGCTGAAATCAACTTAAGTGTTATATTGTGCCGAATGGACAAACTAGACGGAACAAATGAGTTCTACGAATTTTTAGATCAAATGGAGGACAACGATAATGAATAACACATTAACAATCGATCAGTTACAAGAGTTATTACAAATACAAAAGGAGTTCGACGATAGAATACCGACGCTAAACTTAGGAGATAGCAAAATTGCATATGTAGTTGAATTCTTTGAATGGTTTAATACATTGGAAACGTTTAAGAACTGGAAGAAGAAACCAGGTAAGCCGTTAGATGTTCAGTTAGATGAGTTGGCGGATATGTTGGCGTTTGGTTTGAGTATTGCGAATCAAGTAGGAGTGTCATCAGAAGAGATAAAAGAAGCGATTGAATCAAGTTTTAAAGATACAGAATTTCACAAAATGTTTAATTTTAAAGATAAAGAATTTGCTCAAGGCGCAGTTGTTAGTACACCACAGATAATATTCAAAGAATTTTATCCCGACCAATTGGCAATTGTGATAGCGATAGACATAGCTTACAACTTATATACTATCGACCAACTCATTGACGCATACAAAAAGAAAATGAAAAGGAACCACGAAAGACAAGATGGAACAGCAGACGCAGGAAAAGGATACGTGTAAAGACATCTTATATCGAGTCAAGGAGGTTTTGGGGAAGTGACACAATACTTAGTCACGACATTCAAAGATTCAACAGGACGCAAGCATACACACATAACTCGAGCTAAGAGCAATCAAAGGTTTATAGTTGTTGAGGCAGAGAGTAAAGAAGAAGCGAAAGAGAAGTACGAGGCGCAAGTTAAAAGAGATGCAGTTATTAAATTAGGTCAGTTGTTTGAAAATATAAGGGAGTGTGGGAAATGATTAAAAAACTTAAAAATATGGATGGGTTCGACATCTTTATTGTTGGAATACTGTCATTATTCGGTATAACCGCATTGCTACTTGTTGTCGCATTGCCTATCTATACAGTGGCTAGTTACCAAAACAAAGAAGTACATCAAGGGACAATTACAGATAAATATAACAAAAGACAAGATAAAGAGGACAAATTCTATATTGTATTAGA